GCCCCTGGCTGACTTTACGGTTAGGGACATCTTGGCCTTCCAGGACCACCTGGTACTGATGGGGCTGTGCGACAACACCGTCAACCGCTACCTGGCCTGTTTCAGCTGCCTATTTAACCTGGCAGTGGAACATGAAGTTATCGATAGAAAGCCACGCATGAAGTTCCTGAAGGTCAGGAGCTCACGCCCTCGGTTCTTTACTGACAAAGAAATTGATGACCTGGTCAACTTTCTGGATAACAGTAGTCAACCTTGGATGTCTCACTTCGTTACCTTAGGAGTCAACACAGGTATGCGCCTGGGAGAGATTCTGGGCATAAACAATCTTGACAGCAAAACTCAAGGCTATGTAAGCCAGTGTGGCACCTACGTCACTCTGACTGACACCAAGAACGGTGACCAGAGAATCGTTCCGCTTAACCAGGCAGCCAGGGGAGCACTTAAAGCCCTGGATATGCACCCGGCTGGTCCCTACACCCACCGCAAGTTCTATGACACCTGGGGAGAGGCTAGAGACGAGCTGGCCAGAGATGACAAGCACTATGTGTTTCACGTACTACGCCACACCTGCGCTACCAGGTTAGCGATGGAGCACAACGTCGACAGTATTACCTTAGGCAAGATACTGGGCCATCGCTCAATAGCTACTACCCAGAAGTATGTACACACCAAACCTGACGCCCTTAGCGCCATCATGAGTAAGCTGGAGAACAGGGGGGCTGCTTAGCCCCTCAATTGACATGGAGTATACTGATATGAATAATAATGCTTGGAAGAAACACCTGACTTTGGTTAATTGCACAAGCGATGAGCCAGGGACAGGTACCCCGCCGGTAGGTACAGAATACGACCACATTAGACGTTGGTCAGATGTCGCTTGCTCTAAGCTTAAACACGTAATTGAGCAAGACCTGCAAGAAATGCACCGCCACAAAGGAAGCCGCGATGAAGGTTTCCTAATTCAAGAGAGTCTCTCGATATCCCTAAGGAAACTAGAGGATGTCATGCACCTTTTAACGGACTTAAAAAATCAAAACCTGCACTGACATATTGGTCAAAAAGTAACCAAATTACTTTTGTCCACCTTTAGAACAAAACACGAGGGATACGTACAATGACTCTAAGTACTAATGAACTATTGGACCTTGAAGTAAGGAGAGAAGAAGAGTTCTTTTCTAAGGGCCACCAAAGATTTAACGAAAGACTTGAAAGTAACCACCGTCCATCAACTCAGAACAACCCCCAGTCACTTATCACCAAGGCATTGCCTAAGGTCGCAGCTGGTATACGTCAGGCCATAGCAAGTGAGACTGATAAAGCAACTGGGCGTCCGTCGATATGGCTTGATGACATCAAGGACCTGGACGCTGATATCCTGGCGTACATTGGTCTGAACGCCTGCATGGACAGCACTGTGTCGCATGGGAAGAAGACCTCACTGCTTGCAAAGATTGGACATCGAGTAGAGCTAGAGGTCTGGGCCCAGGGACTCAAGAAACACGACAAGACACTTTTTAGTAGGCTCACCAAATACGTCGAAAAAGAACACGCTGGACTTAAACAGCGCGAGATAGCTGCACGTTCAATCGCCGCTAAGTCTCAGTACTGTGTTAAAGAGTGGTCTCAGGACCGACGTATCAAGGTGGCCTCTCCCATCCTATCAGCCGTGTTAGAACACTCAGGCATCTTTGAGACCTGGGAAAAGTTCAATCGCAACGGCACCGACAAACGCATAGGGCTAACATTTGCAGCCTCAAATACACTAGCTAACATGGACTATGAGGCAAGCTGGCAAGAGCCGATGTTAGCCCCTATGATTGTCGAACCTAAACCCTGGACCGCATTTGACACAGGGTGTTACCTGGACGATGCAACAGCCGCTCAGGTACCTCTGGTCAGAAGTGCAAGCAAGGCGCAGCGCAACGCTGTTAAGCACCAGCTTGCTAAAGGCATCCCACCTTACGTAGAGGCTATCAATGCCATCCAGGCAACCCCCCTTAAAATAAACACCTATGTACTCGAAGCTGTCGAACGCTGCTGGAGTAACGCTGAAGTCTTTGGCAAGTTTCCCAGGGCAACACAGATAGAGTTCCCTAAGAAACCTAAAGTGTTCTCTGATTTAACAAGTGAAGAGCAGCAGCTGTATGTCCAGGAGGTTAAAGAAGTACGGGAGAAGAACCGTGAGCTAAACGCTGCCAGGATGCTTATGCTGCAGGACCTGGGCACTGCTAGAGAGTTAGCGCAGTTTGAACAGTTCTGGCTACCATTCAACTTTGACTTCCGAGGCCGAGTGTATCCTGTGCCTCACTTTAGCTACCACCGTGATGACCACATCAAAGCTCTCTTCACTCTGAAGCGGGGCAAGCCAATGGATGACGACGCTGCATTTTGGCTGGCAGTACACCTGGCTAACGTAGGTGACTTCGGTAAGATTTCCAAGCAATCGCTGGAAGCCAGGGCTGCCTGGGTCGAAGACAACAAGCACCAGCTCTACGATGTGGGCAGAGACAGCGAAGGTACATTTGCCTACTGGTCCAAAGCCGACAAGCCTTTCCAGTTCCTAGCAGCCTGTCACGAGTTTGCTAACTACATGGACTATGGCTCTGATTACGTCTGCAGCCTTCCCCCGCAACTGGATGGGACCAATAGCGGTGTCCAGCATTACTCTGCGGCAAGCTTGGATGCAGATGATGGCACCCTGGTTAACTTGGTCCCAGGAGAAAACCCCCAGGACGTCTACAAGTCAGTGGCAGATGTTGTAAACACAAAGCTGGCTGAGGATGAAAGCTGTGTGGCAAAAGCCTGGAAGGCATTTGACGTTGGCCGCAGCACGGTTAAAAGAAACGTAATGACGTACGGTTACTCCAGTGGCAAGTATGGTTTTGCGGACCAGTTAATGGACGACATTATGAAGCCACTTGCTGTCCAGGTGCTGCGTGGTGAGCGACAGTCACACCCGTTTGGTAATGACAAAAAGCAGTGGCGAGAGCATGCCAAGTACCTGGCTAATTTGAACTATGAGTCGGTATGCGAGGTTATCTCGAGTGCTGCCCAGGGCATGACATTCTTTCAGAAAGTCGCAGGAGCCTTGGCGCACGAAGGTAAGGCGCTACGCTTTGACAACCCTGTAGGATTTCCTGTGATTCAGCAGTACAGCCAATGGGACGTCAAGAAGGTAAAGATATTCCTATATGACCGAGTCACTGATGCCCCTAAGCGAGAGCAGGTGTCAGTGCGTGTACGTGCGTCCAGCCGAGTGGACAAGAAGAAAGCTAAGGCGGCAGTCTCGCCTAACATCATCCACTCTATGGACTCAGCGCACCTCTTGCTTACTGTTCTAACTGCGAAGGAAAATGGCGTTGAGGATTTCTTCTTGATCCATGATAGCTTCGGCACAGTCCCTACAGATACTGACACGATGTATCACTCGGTCAGGCATTCTTTTGTGGAGCTGTACCAGAATTACTGCCTGTATGAGGATTTGAAAACGCAGGCAGGTAAGCAGTTATCCTATGACGGCCTGGCCAAGCTCGATGCACAAATACCTACTAAGGGCAGCTTGGACTTACATGCAATCTTGGAGTCGGAGTACTGTTTTTCATAAAAAAGGAGAAAACAATGTCAACCATTGAAAATTTACACAAGGAGAATCTTGAGTTCATCAAGAGACGCCGAAACCGGCAGCGAGTTGCAGACTTAGCCGGTGTCCATGTCAACACCATCAGCGATTTAATTCTAGACAAACGTCCGAGCCCAAGCCTTAAAACTGTTGTCGCTATAGAGAAAGCTGTCGCTACCATCAAACATAATCTAAGTACTTTCTAAACCCCTTCCTGGACTTTTGTCCACCTTTAGAACAAAGGACTACCAATGCACCCTAGAGAACGTGTCAGGGGCCTGGCCAAACTCATCTCAGAGAAAGGCGGGACCTACCCACAAAAGCTTCAGATTGAAGCAGCAAGACTCGGCATTGAGTTGCCGGAAATTCAAAAGCAACAACCAACTAACGTAAAACCAAAGGAGATGCCATATGGCACAAACAGCGAAAACTAAATTCACCTCACCTGCAGGACGCGCTCAGTATCCCTGGCTGAATGAGCCAGACAATGCGTTTGGTGGTGAGCCCAAGTATAAGACCAACCTGATTGTCGAAGACTCGCAAGAGCTGAAGGCACTTATCGACAAGATTGCTGAGGACAACTTTGGCAACAAAGCATCTAAAGCATCTATGCCTTATGACACCGATGAGGATACTGGTGAGACTGTGTTTAAAGTTAAATCTAAGTATGCTCCAACTTTTTTCGATGCCCAGGGACAGAACCTGGTAGGCAAGCAAGTCCCAAACATTTGGGGCGGCAGCACCATTAGGGTAGGAGGCATCATTGCGCCCTGGAGCGTCAGTGGTAAGTCTGGAATTTCACTGCAGTTGACGAGAGTCCAGGTTATTGACCTGGTGACCAGCACGTCAGCCGGTGAAGGATTTGATGCTGTTGAGGGCAGCTTTGTGGGAGACGACATAATGCAGGAAGCTTTCGATGCCCCGATATCAGAACAAGTACAGCAAACGACCACAGCGGCAGACCGCTTCTAGCGCAAAGCAACGTGGAATTAAACACGGGTACAGGAGTGGACTTGAAGACAAGATAGCTAAGCAGATTACCTCGGCAGGACTTGAGGTTAGCTATGAGACTGACAAAGTTCACTACGTAGTACCTGAGCGCAATGCTAAATACACACCCGACTTCAAGCTACCTAAACCTGGTGGCTTTTTTTACGTCGAAACAAAAGGTATCTGGGACACCGCTGATAGGCAGAAGCATCTGCTAATTCAGAAGCAGCACCCAGATATTGACATTCGTTTTGTGTTTAGCAACTGCAACAACAAACTCTACAAGGGGTCGAAAACGACATACGCATCCTACTGTGAAAAGAATGGATTTGTGTATGCCCATAAAACGATTCCTGATGAGTGGCTGCACGAAAGCGACACATGCTAAGTGTAGTTAAGGAGAGCAAAAGAGGGGGTGGCCAAAGTATCGGCTGCCCCCTTTTTTTTATGCCTGAGGGAAAGTGATGCGAGAAGAACAAAACGAAAACACCTTTGTCATGCACACAAGCTGTGACAAATGTGGGAGCAAAGACAACAACGCTGTGTACAGTGATGGCAGTATGTGGTGCTTTGGCTGCGAGACATACACCCCACCGGATGACGCCGGGACCATGCCCGCTGAGACAGAGCCTAAAAAAATCAACAGGGATTTGCTAGAGGGAGACTTCGCGGCACTAAGTGCCAGGAGACTATCCGAAGCAACCTGCAGAAAGTTTGACTACCGCATTGGTGAGTACAAAGGGCGACCAGTACAGATTGCCAACTACCGCTCACCGATGGGTGAGGTGGTGGCACAGAAGATACGGGATGCCGATAAAAACTTCACTATCCTGGGCGACGGAAAGAAGATGGAGCTGTTCGGCCAGTGGCTTTGGAATGGCGGCAGGAAGCTTGTGGTGTGCGAAGGTGAGATATGTGCAATGTCTGCCTCCCAGGCCCAGGGTAACAAATGGCCAACGGTGTCTGTCCCTAACGGTGCTCAGTCTGCCAAGAAAAGCTTACTCAATGCCTGGGACTACCTGGAGAAGTACGACGAGATAATCCTGATGTTCGACCAGGATGAGGCTGGTCAGAAAGCTGCCATTGAATGTGCTGAGGCGCTGCCTGTTGGCAAGGTGAAGATAGCTAAGTTGCAGTACAAGGATGTCAATGACGCCCTCCAGGATGGCGCTGAGAAACATATCATCGATGCTATCTTTAAAGCCGACGACTGGCGGCCTGATGGCATTGTGTCCACCGCAGAGATGCGCAGTGAGATTACCAAGACCGAAGAAGAATCCCTGGTCAAATACCCTTACGCCAAACTTAATGAAATCACCAAGGGCATACGCCCGTCCACCCTAGTCACTATCTGTGCAGGGTCTGGTGTTGGCAAAAGTACCCTGATAACTGAGTTCGCCTACCACCTGCATTGCAACGACCAAAAGGTTGGGATGCTGATGCTAGAGGAAGAGAACCGCAGAACTGTGCGCGGGCTACTGGGCCTACACATGCACAAGAACATTGTGCAAGAGTCCGATGCTGCCACACCAGAAGAAGTGTTAGAGGCTCACGACGCGCTGTTCCAGCACCACGATATCCAACTGTTCAATCACTTTGGTAGCACCTCCCTGGACACTATCGTCAACCGCATCCAGTACATGGTGAAAGCTATGGGCTGCACCCACATATTCCTGGACCACATCAGCATCCTGGTCTCAGGTCTCACTGGGCAGGTGACTGACGAGAGGCGGCTTATCGATAGCGTTATGACCACTCTACGCCAGATGGTCCAGGAGCTAGGTATTACGCTGTTCCTGGTAAGCCACCTAACGCGCCCTGGGGGTGCCGGGCATGAGGGCGGGGAGTCGATCAAGCTGTCACAGCTGCGAGGCTCTCACTCTATCGCGCAACTTGCAGACTTCTGTATTGGCCTCCAGGTGAATCCAGAGAACCCTACCGATGACACCAGAACCCTGGTGGTGCTCAAGAACAGATTTACCGGCCAGGTAGGTTATGCCGGAACACTCAAGTACGACCGCAACACAAGCCGACTAATCGACATCGGCTGCAGGGATGACCTGCGTTTTTAAATGTCGACACTTTAAGGAGACGAGGCCATGAGCCACACTAAAATTGTATTGAAACATTTATCAACAGGTGCCGGAATCACAAGCGCCTACGCTTTCAACAACCTGGGAATCTCACGAATTTCTGCAGTCATATATAAGCTGAAACAGGAAGGCTATGAGATTGAACGCCGAGACCTCCCAGTCAAGACTCGGCAGGGGCGCAACGCCTGGGTGGGCTGTTGGTACATGCCGCAGCTGCCAGTGATGTCCAACCAATCTGAGCTACAACTGTGAAGGTCGTCTTTGACCTGGAGAGCGATGGACTGCTTCACCAACTGACAAAGATACACTGCATTGGATACCACGACCTGGAGGGAAGCTGTCTAGGGGTGACTGTGGCACACACTGCCCAGGATATTGAGGAATGCGTGAGGATGCTACAGGATGCCGATGAAATCATTGGCCATAACATCATTGCCTTCGATATCCCTGCGCTGCAGAAAGTGTACCCCTGGTTCAAACCTACCGGAAAGATTACCGACACTCTCGTCATAAGCCGCCTTGTTGCTGCTGACCTCATCAATGACGATGCAACCTCGGTGAGCCTGCCGGAGGACTTTCCTAAACGATTGTGGGGCAGCCACTCTCTGAAAGCATGGGGCCTGCGAATGGGCACCATGAAGGGTGACTACGATGGAGGCTGGGAGGAGTGTAACCAGGAGATGCTGGCTTATTGCCTGCAAGACGTCAACGTCACGGCATCTCTCTACGCACACCTTGTTGCAAAATCTACAGACTTCTCAGAAAGGTCTCTGGACCTCGAGCACGATCTGGCAGAGGTATGCTTTAGGATAGGGAACAACGGTTGGACCTTCGATAGCAATGGTGCCAATGCGTTATACGCCGAGCTGGCTAAGCTCCGTATTGAGCTTGAGAAGGACCTGCAGGAGCTCTTCGAGCCCTGGGAGGTACACCAGGTGTTTATCCCCAAGGTAAACAACAAGGCTCGTGGCTACGTGAAAGGAGAGCCGTACACGAAAGTCACTGTGGTCGAGTTCAACCCTAACAGCCGCAAGCACATCTACCGCTGCCTGGTCGATAAGTATGGCTGGAAGCCTAACCAGTTCACCCCGTCAGGTGAGGCTAAGGTCGACGAGCAGGTGCTGTCGCAGCTGCCTTACCCAGAGGCTCAGAAGTTGGCTAAGTTTTTCCTGGTCCAGAAAAGGATTGCTCAGTTGGCTGAAGGCAGCCAGGCATGGATGAAGAAGGTAGATAACGACGGCAAGATACGCCACACCATTATCAGTGGGGGCACTGTGTCAGGCAGGGCAGCACACCGCTCACCTAACGCAGCTCAGGTACCCTCGACCAGGGCAGCCTTC